GCAAAACTTGATAACGGACTTTTACGAGTTGCTCTAGAACGAGTAGTTCCAGAGGAAAAGAAGCCACGTCTAATTGACGTAAAGTAAAATTTACTAATATATAATGTAAGGGAGTCTATTGACAGACTCCCTTTTTTATGATATAGTAAAAATCAATAACCTATAAGAATATAAGGAGTATATTTTATGGTGACAATGACTACAAAAGAAACTACTCAAGAAGAGTTAGATGCTCATAAGAAGGCTGGTGATGAAGAGAAACGTAAGTCCGAAAGAGTTGAAATAAAGTTGGTAACTAAACCAGCAGTTACTATGTTAGAGGGTCAGTTGACTACTGATATGTTAACTGAATTGAATAATTATATTGATGAAAATCGTGCAGATGCAAAAGACTATTCTTCAACTTTGGTTGGACAAATAAAACAAGGTGATATGTCTGAACAACTTTCTTTAGATATGGAAGCTCCACCAGTTAAAGGTCTTATAAATGTTTTAGCAGAATGTGGTAGACAATTTTTAGCATCATATTCACAAGATGTGGGAATCCAATTAGAGGGTGATGATGGTTCTTTTCTAAAAGCACCAATTGATTGTCATTCTATTTGGACAGTACATAGTTATGCTGGAGACTATAATCCTCTGCATGACCATGATGTTTCATATGCACAAAAGTCCATGTCTTTTTCAATAATTCTTTATTGTAAAGTTCCACCACAAATTGCAAATCTAGATACATCTGTAGGACTTCATAGTAATGGTGGTGCAGTTGATGGTTGCACACAATTTGTTTGGGGTACAACTACTGCAGCTGACTTCCTAACACTAAGACCAAGAGAAGATACTTGGATACTACCAAAAGAAGGAAAGTTTCTAATCTTCCCTTGTTGGTTGAAACATCAAGTAACACCTTTTTATGGTGAGGGTGAAAGACGAACTTTATCTGCAAACTTTAGAGTCCCATTTACAACCACAACGAGGTCTACTGAAAGTAAAAAATAATTATATGAAAAAAGTGAATTACAAATATGATGAAGGACTAATATTACAAGAAGTCAAAAAATATATTGATGCTACATATGATGAACACTATAGTCAAAATAAATATCAATCTACAGAGTTCATCATAGATAGTGGTCATGGTGAAGGTTTCTGTATCGGTAACATACTCAAGTATGCACAAAGGTATGGAAAAAAGAATGGTAAAAATAGAGATGACTTGCTAAAAGTCATACATTATGGTATAATTGCATTATATGTAAATGACCATGAGGTAAATTTAAATGAACTTAATATTGAAATGGAGAAATAGATTATGAAATTAAGTGAACACACAACTTCAGTATTGAAGAACTTTGCAACTATAAATCAAAATTTAGTTATCAAAGAAGGTAATGAATTATTAACAATGTCTTCTATGAAGAATATTGTTGCAAAAGCAACTGTAGATGAAAGTTTTCCTAGAGAACTTGCAATCTATGACTTGAATGAATTTCTTGCAGTTGTAACATCATTCCAAAATCCAGTATTAGATTTTCATGAACAACATCTAATAATAAAAGAAGAGAATGAACCACACAAAAAATATACTTATTTTTATTCTGACCCATCTGTTGTACAAACACCAACAAAAACTATTACAATGCCGTCAGAAGAAGTTACTCTTGAAATAAGTAAAAAAGAACTATCTGAAATCAAGAGAGCTGCAAGTGTGATTGGTTCTCCAGATATGGTTTTAGAAAAATCAAATGGTAACTCATCTTTGATTGCAAAAGATAAAAAGAATGATACTGCAAATAATTATTCGACAGATATCAAAACAAATGGTGATGGTGAGTATAAGTTTTATTTCAAAGTAGAAAATCTAAAACTTTTAGATGGTACTTATGATGTTGCTATATCATCTAAAAATATTAGTCATTTCAAAAATAAAAATTCAAAAGTAGAGTATTGGATTGCACTTGAACCAGAATCAAACTATACAGTTTAATTTTGGTATTATATTATGGAAACTTTTTTGTGGGTCGAGAAATATCGACCAAACAGTATTGATAAGTGTATCTTACCGAATGATCTAAAGAATACATTTTCTGAAATAGTCAAAGATAAATATATACCTAATCTCATTCTATCTGGTGGGCCTGGTGTTGGTAAAACAACAGTTGCAAAAGCAATGATAGAAGAGATAGGTGCAACTTATATGATGATAAATGGTTCTGAAGAGTCTGGTATTGATGTACTCAGAACTAAAATCAAAAACTTTGCATCTACAGTATCATTAGAGGGTGGAAGAAAGTATATCATTTTAGATGAAGCAGACTATCTAAATCCACAATCTACTCAACCAGCGTTGAGAGGTTTTATGGAAGAGTTTCATAGGAACTGTGGTTTTATACTAACTTGTAATTATAAAAATCGTCTTATATCACCATTACATTCTCGTTGTAGTGTGGTTGATTTTGTAATTCCAAAAGAACAAAAACCGAAACTTGGAAAAGATTTTTATGAAAGTGTTATAAATATCCTAAATCAAGAAAACATAAAATTTGAACCAGTTGTTGTTAGAGAACTTCTTATGAAGTTTTTTCCAGATTGGAGAAGAGTTCTCAATGAACTCCAGAGATATTCTGTATCTGGTAGGATTGATGCTGGTATATTAGTAAATTTATCAGAGGTGAATATAAATGAACTTTTCAAATCACTCAAACAAAAAGAATTTAGTATGGTTAGGAAATGGATTGTTGACAATATTGATAATGACCACACTCGTATTTTTAGGAATATATATGATAGTTTGTATGATTGCGTTGATTCCAATAGTATTCCTCATGCTGTCCTTATACTCGCTGACTATTCTTATAAATCTGCTTTTGTTGCAGATCAAGAGATTAATTTACTAGCTTGTATGACAGAACTTATGGGACAATGTAAGTTCAAATGAGTTACGAGTTAAAAGATTATTTAAATGCAATCAACTACACTAAAGAAAAACTACTTGATAGTGAAGATGAAATGTGGGAAAAGAAATATGCACCATTTATAATCAATAAATGTCTTGCACCTTTTCCAGATACTATCATGTTAGTAAATGAAATGAACCAAAGACACCACCTAGATAAAAAGTTACAGTTTGACTTTTTACTAAATAGTCTTAGAACAAGGAAAAGATACACTCCTTGGCTGAAGGCGAAGAAGAATAAGAATTTGGAGTATGTTAAAGAGTATTATGGATACAGTAATGAAAAAGCAAAGTCTGCTCTTGATATTCTAAGTAATGAACAAATAAAGACTATCAAAAATAGTCTGAATAAAGGTGGTAAAAATGGAAGGTATTAACTGGACACAGGAGCAAATGCTTGAAGTCAGTTTGAAAGAACCAGATGATTTCCTAAAAATACGAGAGACTCTTTCTCGTATAGGTGTTGCTTCTAGAAAAGAAAGAAAACTATATCAATCCTGTCACATATTACATAAACAGGGTAAATATTATATAGTGCATTTTAAAGAACTTTTTGCCTTAGATGGAAAGCTTACTAATTTATCAGAAAATGATATTGCAAGAAGAAATACTATTGCAAATCTACTGAGAGATTGGGGACTAGTTGAGGTAATAGGTAAATCTGAACCTGTTGCACCTCTTAGTCAAATTAAGATAATTTCATTTAAGGAGAAAGATGAGTGGCTCTTGGAAACCAAATATAATATAGGTGGTAAGAAAAGAGAAGAATAAGGAGAATAGTATGAAACAAAAAATGTTAGATGCATTAAGACTAAGATATGAAGCTGATTATAAACAAGCAAAACTTACTTTAGATATTTATCTAAAGAACGCAGTAGGTATTGGCGAACATCCCCAACATTTTGAGGAGATGGATAAGTTAGTAGAAAGCATGGCTGCTGCAAAAGATAAACTTATGACTTTGAATGATGAATATGGTGCTCCAGTAGAGCAAATATTGAATGAAAGTTATGGGGGAACAGAGTCAGATTAGATATTGACATACCAACAAAATTGTGATATATTTACTTCATGAATTTCTATACTAATATTACTCGTTGGGGTAATCAACTACTACTAAGAGAAGTTATAAACGGACAGAGAATAAACAGAAAAGTTAAGTATTCTCCCACATTATATTGTCCTGTACAAAAACCCACACAGTATAGAACTCTTGATGGTAAATATGTCACTCCTATAAAACATCAAACCATGAGAGAGGCTAATGAGTGGATTGACAATTATAAAAGTCAACCAGATTTAGTCTATGGTAATACCCTTTATCAATATAGTTATATCGCAGAACAATATCCTAATCGTGTAGAATGGGATATTGAAAAGTTATTAATAGTCACAATTGATATTGAGGTGCAATGTGAGAATGGATTTCCAGACCCATCAAAAGCACTAGAGGAACTACTATCTATCACAATCAAAAATCACCAGACAAAAGAAATAGTTGTCTGGGGTATTGGTGATTTTAAAAGTAACAGAAGTGACGTACATTATATCTCTTGTGAGAATGAATTACATCTTATCAAGGAGTTTCTTGTATTCTGGGAACGTAATCACCCAGATGTAATTACAGGTTGGAATACAGAATTTTTTGATATTCCATATATCTGTAATCGAATAGTGAATAGATGTGGTGAAGATGAAATCAAAAGACTATCGCCTTGGAAAAGTGTTTCATCTAGAGATGTATTCAAAAAAGGTAAGACACATAAACTATATGACATACAAGGTGTTGCACATTTAGATTATTATGATCTCTATCGAAAATTTACATTTGGAAAAAGTCAAGAGTCATTTAGACTAGACCATATTGCGTTTGTTGAATTGGGTGAACGTAAAGATGGTAATCCATTTGAAACATTCAAAGATTGGTACACAAAAGATTATCAATCATTTATTGAATATAATATCATGGACGTTGAACTTGTTGATAGACTAGAAGATAAGATGAAGTTGATCGAACTTTGTTTGACTATGGCGTATGAAGCTAAAGTAAATTATATGGATGTTCTGGGGTCTGTAAAATACTGGGATATACTCATATATAATTATCTACAAAATAAAAATATTGTTATACCACAAAAGAAACAAGGTAAATCTAAATCTGAAAAGTTTGAGGGTGCATATGTAAAAGACCCAGATGTCGGTATGCATAAATGGGTTATGTCTTTTGACTTGAACTCTCTATATCCACATCTGATTATGCAATACAATATTTCACCAGAAACTTTACTAAGTCAAAATGCAATACCAAAAATGACAGTAGATAAATTATTAGACAAGAAAGTAGATACATCAGAGTTCAAAAGTAAAAATGTAACTATGACACCAAATGGTGCAATGTTCAAAACAAACAAAAAAGGTTTTCTCCCAGAGATAATGGAGAGTATGTATAATGACCGAGTTAAATTCAAAAACCTTTTACTCAAAACTAAACAAGAATATGAGAATACAAAAGACCCTAAACTACTCAAAGAGATATCTAAGTATAATAATATACAGATGGCGAAAAAGATATCCCTCAACTCTGCATATGGTGCAATCGGTAATGTCTGGTTTCGTTACTATGATTTACTGGTTGCAGAAGCGATTACTACCTCTGGTCAGTTATCTATTCGTTGGATTGAAAAACATCTCAATGATTATCTTA